GCGAAAGAGGTGAGCGATGCCAACACAGGTAACAGGCGCGGTAGAGCTTAGAAAAGCCCTCAAAAAGTTCACTCCAGATCTTGCTAAGGAAACACAAAAGGAATTAGGCACAATCCTAAAGCCAATCACAAACAAAGCTAGAGGATTTATACCTTCAACATCACCGCTTAGCGGATGGGCTAATCAAGGCACAGGTGCGTGGGAACGCATTGAGTGGTCATCGGGAGAAGCAAAGCGCGGCATTGGATACAAAGCAACACCATCCAAGCCTAATCGCTCAGGCTTTCGTTCCCTTGCTCGCATTGTTAATGCATCGCCTTCAGGCTCTATCTATGAGACTGCTGGTCGCTTAAATCCACAAGGCAGACCACAAGCTCCACTGTCTAAGGTAGTAGCCCCCGGACATGTTAATTTCGGCAAGACAATTAGGTCAGGTTCTAAGGGTCAATCTCTTAGCAATAATCCTCATGCTGGTCAGCAGTTCATTGAAGCCTTAGATCGAACAGGCACAATTGTTAATGCTTTCAAGCGAGCAGAAGGTGCATCAGGTCGCGCCACTCGCAAGATGAAGGGTCGCGCAATCTTTCGTGCATGGGCAGAAGATGGCGGAAAGACTAACGCAGCTGTTATTAAGGCAATTGAAGATTCAAAAGTTAAGTTCGAGAACTACACACTGAAGGCGGCTAAGTAATGGCAGCAGATGTAAGAATTGACATAGCCGCCCAGTTCGTAGGCAAGAAGGCATTTAAGGAAGCTGAGACTTCCACAGACAGATTGACCAAGAATGTCAAGGGTCTTGCTAAAGGCTTGCTTGCTGTTTATAGCGCACAGAAGATTCTCTCTTATGCAAAGGCTTCTGTTAAGGCTTTTGCAGAAGATGACAAAGCAGCTAAAGCATTAGGCACTACTCTAAAGAATCTGGGTCTTGCTTACGGCTCAAACATTGGCACAGTCAATGGCTTTATCTCTCGCCTCGAGATGCAGACAGGTGTGCTTGATGACGAGTTACGCCCTGCAATGGATCGCTTGCTTCGCGCTACAGGCGATGTTACTAAGTCTCAGGAATTGCTTGGGCTTGCACTTGACATCGCGGCAGGAACTGGCAAGTCAGTCACCCAAGTTTCACAAAGCTTGCAAAAGGCATACTTAGGTCAGACTCAGGCATTAGGTCGCTTGGGCGTAGGACTTACAAGGGCAGAACTTTCGACATCAACCTTTGAGCAGATCCAAGAACGCCTGTCGGTTCTATTCGCAGGTCAGGCTTCAGCAGCAGCGGATACCTATGCAGGTTCACTTGCTAAATTAACTGTTGCAAGCAACAACGCTAAAGAGACTATTGGCAAGGGTCTTGTCGATGCGTTAATGACAGTTACTAACTCTAATTCAACAGATGAGTTTATTGCCAAGATCGACAAGGCAGCGCAGTCAATTGCTAACTTTGTTCGTGAGACAGGCGAGTTCATCAAGATTACCAAGTCAATCTTTGACTTTAAGAACCTTTCATTCTTTGCACCTTCTGGCGGCTTGTTCGGTGATGGCAAGGGATTCGGCAACATCTCAATGTCGGTATCTTCGCAGGATACTCAGCGAGCAGATGCTATTGCTCGAAAGAACGCTACAGCAATCACAAAGCTCACAAAAGAGCAAGCAGCAGCACAGGCTAAGATCCTTAAAGATAAGCGACTTGGTGCGGCTATTGATAAAGCTAATCTTGCGCTTAATAAGGGTGAGAGTGTCTTTGACATGGACAAGATCCAACTTGCAGCAGCTCTTACTAGTCAGGCTGAGCAATTAGGCAGAGCCACATCATCTGCTCAAAAGTTACAAATTGCTAACGATGTTGCTCGTCTCAATGTTAAGAAGTCTATCCTTGATCTTGAAGATGCTATTGCCTCTAAAGATGAGCAAGCCATCATCAAGGCTACAGAAAAACTTAACGCAGATCTTAAGATCCTTTCAACTCTTTCAGGGCAAAGTGTAAAGCTGTCAGACATTAAATCAATCCTTGATTCACTAAAGCCAAAGGACTTGATCAATCAGGCTAACCTTGATGCAGCTCTAGCCAAGATAGCAGAGATGATCAGATTGCTTGCACAGGCTGGACTAGCAGCCAATGCGCCAATCCCTAGAAGCGGTTCATTGGGTTCTGGAATCCCAGAAGGTGATTACATAGCCCCTGTCTCTATGACAGATGCCCTTGCTGCATCTACAGAATCTCTTATAGAGTTATCCGAAGCAGTTCAAGAACGAGCTGATTCTTTTGCTATGTTGTTAGATTTAGATACTGAAGAAAAAACCAGAGCATTGGCTGAAAGTTCTTTAGCCATGTCCACAGGCGCACAATTATTTAACATTGAAGATGTAGCAAGAAGGTCATTGCTTGCTGGCTTATCAGGCGGAGCAGGAGTTTCAGGCGCAGTCAGTGGATCTCGTTATGCGGCACAAGCTGCTGCTCAATACAATCTGACAGTTAATACTGGCGTTGGGGATCCTAATGCTATTGCAGAAGCTATTGATGAGCTATTGCGCCAAGCACGAGACAGAGGAACGCTAACAGCAGTATGACATGGCTTCCAGAGTGGCGAGTTACAGTAGGTGATGATGTCTATACGACTGTCACCTCTGTTTCCTATGCCTCTGGTCGCTTAGACATTGATAGACAACCCACAGCAGGTTATTGCCGAGTCGAGATCATCAACACAGATAATTCACCATTTACCATCAATGTCACAGAACCAATCCTTTTAGAATTAAAGAACTCATCTGGCACTTATGTCACAGTCTTTGGCGGAGAAGTATCAGACTTTAACATTGGTGTCAGAAGCCCAGAAGAATCAGGCTATGTCACCACCGGCACAATTCTTGGCATAGGTTCACTTGCCAGACTAACTAAGACTATCTATAACACAGCACTTGCAGAGGGTTTAGATGGCGCACAGATCGCAGCGATTCTAGGTTCAGCCCTTAACCTTAACTGGAATCAAATAACCCCAACAGTGACATGGGATACCTACCCAGTAACTACGACATGGAATGAAGCAGAGTCCTACATCGGTGAAGTGGACTCAGGCTTCTACACCATGATTGCTGTTGCAGCTAGTGATTCTGCCAAATCTCAGACTTTAGCAGATCAGATTGCGAACAGCGCACTTGGTCAGATTTATGAGGAAAAGGATGGGGATGTCTCTTATGCAGATGCAGACCACAGATCTAACCTGCTCGCAGCAAATGGCTTTACTTTCCTCGATGGCGCGTATGCAACACCAAGTTCTATCACTTCAACAACTCAGACTGCTCGCATCCGTAACAGCCTTATCTATCGATACGCCACAGGATACGGATCAACCTACAGCACCTCAGATACCGACTCCATAGCCTCGTACGGACTCTTTGAGCGTTCGTTCGACTCTAACATCAAGAACCTTGCAGACATCACTGACATCGCCTCTAGAGAGCTTAATTTAAGGCGCAGTCCAAGAGAGCAATTAGGTGTCATTACCTTCCGCCTAGACAATCCAAACATCCCAAGTGCCATGCTTGATGATCTAATTGCAGTTTATTTTGGTGAGCCTGTATCGATCAGCAATTTGCCAAGCAATCTGCTTGGTGGCACTTTTCAAGGTTTTGTAGAGAATGTTGCACTTCGGGCAACCCCTAGCTTTACAGAGATCACTCTTTACATCACAGCAACCGACTTATCCCTATCAACGACACAATGGGAGACAGTCCAACCAAGTAATCTAATCTGGACAGGCGTAAATGGTACACTTATCTGGAACAACGCGACAGGAGCACTAACCTAATGGCATCGACCCCTTCCTTTAACTGGAGCACTCCAGATAACACAGGACTTGTAAAAAATGGTGCGTTAGACATTCGCACACTTGGCAATGCCATTGATACTTCAATGACAGATCTTCTAGGTGGTACTACTGGTCAAGTCTTAAAGAAGAACTCCAACACTGACATGGATTTTGTCTGGTCATCTGACGCTTCTGGCATGACTAACCCGATGACTACCACAGGCGACACAATCTATTCATCTAGTGGATCAACACCTGCTCGATTGGGTATTGGTTCAACTGGTCAGGTGCTTACAGTTTCAGGCGGTGTGCCAACATGGGCAACACCTTCTGCCGGTTCAAGTTTTGTCGGCTGTGCGGTTTACAAAGCAACGACAAACCAAACTCTTGCCAATGATGTTAATGCTGACATTACTTTTAATGCCGAGGAATACGACACCAACGGCTTTCACGATAACAGCACAAACAACGAAAGAATCACAATTCCATCAGGAAAAGCAGGAAAATACCTTTTGCAAACTATGGTTATTTTTCCTGCCAATAGTACTGGCGTGCGCGATGTTGCTTTTCAAAAAAATGGAACAGACACTCTTGGTAGTACACTAGTCATAGGAGTTGCAACATTTACAAATAGAGTTGCACACCTTTTCGTTGGTGATTTTGCTGTAGGAGATTACATAACTGTCAATGTTAATCAAAGTTCAGGCGGAAATCTTAATGTTCTTGCCAATCAAAACTTCACACGCTTTACTGCAACATACTTAGGAGCATAAAAATGGCAACCTTTACCAAACCTCAAAATCTTAATGGAGCAGAATTAAAGCAAGAATTGGCGGCATCAGGAATTATCATTGAAATGCTGAAAGACAATCTTGATGGCACAATTTCATTCGATACCGATAAGGAATCGGAAGCAACCTCTATTGTTGCTGCTCATGACGGAACAACAGAAGCACCTGAACCTACTATTTCTGAAAAATTGGCAAGCGTTGGCTTATCAATCGATGATCTAAAGGTTGCACTTGGACTGTGAAAGTAAAGCTTTCTAAGGCTGCTGTTCAATTACGAGAGCAGATAGATGACTCGTTCCCAGATCGTGACCGCACATCGGATGGTTGGATCGGTGATACCCGACACGCTGCTCGCAAGTCTGATCATAATCCAGATGAGCAGGGCTGGGTTCGCGCCATTGATGTGGACAAAGATCTACACAAAGGCGGAAAGCCAGACATCATGGGAGATCTTGCTGATCAGCTTCGTACCTTATCAAAGTCAAAAGCAGACAAGCGTATTAGTTACATCATTTTCGATGGACGAATCTGCTCCAGCATTCTTAACTGGAAGTGGCGCAAATACACAGGGGCTAACAAACACACTAAGCACATGCATGTTAGCTTTAAGAAAGAAGCTGACAATGATGGTGCTTTTTTTCAAGTACCTATGTTAGGAGCA